CCCATTTGGCAAACCGTACGTTTGGAGGGCTTGCCTGATGGCCCCCCTTCCTAAGCCCAAATCCATGCGACAGCGTCGAAACCGGACGACGACGGCGGCGACGCTTGCCGAATCTGCTGCTCCGGCGGCTGCTCCTATGCCTCCGCTTCCGAAGGTTCGGGAATGGCATCCGCTGACTGTGGAATGGTGGTCGAACGATGTCACGGGGCTTTGGGCGTCACCGATGGCGCCGGAGTTCGCGCGGGCGGACATCCACGGGCTCTATCGGCTTGCGGGGCTGGTGGACGACTACTGGAAGGCGGAGAAGCCTCGGGAGCGGGCGGCGCTGAATACGGAGATCCGGCTGCAGTCGATGAGTTTCGGCCTTACGCCGATTGACCGGCGGCGGCTGCAGTGGGAGATCAAGCGCGGGGAGGATGCGGAAAAGGCGCGGCGGCCGGCGGCGGTGGTGGATACGAAGGTGCGGGATCCGCGTGACGTGCTGAGGGCGGTGAAATGAGGGGCGGGTGGCGGCCCGGCGATGAGGATTGCCGCGTGTCCTGGGGGTCGCATGGCTGCTCGAAACGCCGTGGGCATAAGGGAGGGCATCGCTGCTCTAATCGCTGCTGGAGACCGGACAGCACCACGATGCTTTTCGGCGAGGACGTTCGGCCCGGAGAGAAGGGCTACGAGGAAGAGCAGGCTCGACAAGCAGAAGACGCGCGGTCGCGCGCTGCAAGGGCGAAGGTCGAAGCCGAACCGACGGTGTTCAAGTGGGACATCGGCGCTCATGACCGAAGGGTGTCGGCATGATTCTCACCGTTCCCCCGCTCGAGGCGAAGGGCAAGGCGTGGCCTACCCTCGGGCCGCAGGTGTGCGCGTGGATGAAGTCGAACCTCGTGCATGGCCCTGGCGACCTCCGCGGGATGCCGTACGCCCTGGACGACGAGAAGGAAGCGATCATCGCGCGGGCCTACGAGGTGTATCCGAAGGGGCACGCACAGGCCGGCCGTCGTCGGTTTAAGCGGGTCGCGATCTCGGTGCGGAAGGGGTGGGCGAAGACGGAACTCGCGGCGGCGCTTTCGGCGGCTGAGCTCGCCCCGGATGCTCCGGTGCGATGCGTCGGGTGGGACAGGAAGGGGAACCCGGTCGGGGGGCCGGTTACGGATCCGTTCGTGCCGATGGTGGCGTACACCGAGGAGCAGTCTGACGAGCTGGCATATGCCGCGCTGAAGGTGATGATTGAGCCCATTGCGGGCCAGTTCGACATCGGCGGCGAGCGGATCATGCGGGCGAACGGTGACGGGAAGGCGGTTTCCCTATCCTCGAGCCCGAGCGGGAATGACGGCGCCCGCACCACGTTCCAGGTCTTCGATGAAACCCACCGGTTCAACACGCCTCGTCTGCGCAAGGCTCATTCCACGATGCTCGCGAACATCCCAAAGCGTCGCGCGGCGGATGCGTGGTCCCTGGAGATCACGACCTCCTATGCCCCCGGCGAGGAGTCCATCGCCGAAGGGACCATGAAGTACGCCCGCGACGTGCGAGACGGGAAGATCAGGGACTCGAAGCTGTTTTTCTTCCACCGTCAGGCGTCGGAGTCCATCGAACTGTTCGACTCGGACGGCACGCTGATCGTGGACAACCTGAAACGGGCGGTGGACGAGGCGTCCGGGCCGGTGGCGGTGTGGTCTGACACCGATGGGATACTGTCTCAGTTTCAGGACCCGTCCGCGGACATTCCCTACCTGCGGCGGGTGTGGCTGAATCAGGCGATTCGTGCGACTGATCGGGCCTTCAACACCGATCTCTACGCGAAGCTCGCGCGGCCTGGCGCGACGATTCCGCCCGGTGCGGACGTGGTTCTGTCCTTCGACGGCTCGCGGCGTGAGGATTCCTCCTGCCTGATCGCGACGGAGATCGCGACGGGGCTGCAGGTTGCGGTCGGATTGTGGGAAAAGCCGGAGTCCGAGCGGGTAGAGAAGGGTAAGAAACACGGGGAAGTCGCTTCGGAGTGGGAGATCCCTTCCGCTGAGGTGAACGCGGCCGTGAAGCTGGCCTTCGACACGTGGAACGTGTGGCGGTTCTATGCCGACCCTCCGAAGTGGGAGGAGACGGTAGCTCTGTGGGCCGCGGAATATGGCGAGGACCGGGTGATCCGGTTCTTCACGAATCAATGGTCCATGATGGCCCTGGCTGTCGATGCGTTCGACTCCGCGATGAAGGCCGGAGAGATCCACCACGACGGCGACCCGCGTCTGGTCCGTCATGTCGGGAACTGCCATCGCCTGCTCATCGGGAAGCGGAACGACAAGGGCGAAAAGATGTTCGTCGTGGTGAAGGAAAACAAGGGCTCGATGAACAAGATCGACGCAGCGGTGGCTCTGATCATCGGGAACCAGGCCCGGCTACACGCCCTCGCCGATGGCGTCGGCGGTGGGTCTGTGTACGACGCGAACGGCGGAACAATGGAGGTGTGGTGATGCGGGCTCTCGAACTCTCTTCGATCCTGATCGGGCTCGGGCTGCTGTTCTATGGCCTGTGGTCCATCTATCCGCCCGCGGCGTCGATAGTGGCGGGCCTTCTCTTCATCGGCGCCGGTGTGCCGGGTAAGGCGGCGCGCTGATGTCCATTCTTTCCAGGCTGGTCGGTCCCGCGGTCGAGGCTTCGGCCGATCCGCTCGACGACAAGTACTACGACACCGGGAATTATGTTCCGGCCCTAGCCGGGGTGAACCTCGGCGGGGATGCTTCTCTCCGTCAGGCGACGTTCTACCGCTGCGTTTCGATCCGCGCGAACGCTTTCGCTACCCTTCCGCTCGGGTTCTACAAGCGCACGGGGAAAACTCGGGTCGAGGTCACGGATGATCCAGTGGCGAAGGTTTTCGAGCGGCCGAACCCGTGGCAGTCCTGCTTTTCGTTCCGGCGGCAGGTCCAGGTGGATCTGTTGCTCAAGGGGAATGCATTCCTCCAGATCGTCTATCGGGGTCAGGGCGAGCTTTGGCTGGTCCCGCTTGACCCGGACCGGGTGACGGGGCCAACGGTGAACGATTCCGGCGACCGGATCTACTCATACCGGGACCAGAAGGGCCAGACGCATCAGCTCCTCGGCGATAGTGACGTGTGGCACCTGCAGACGCTGAGCGCGGCCGGCTCTCGGGGGCTTGGCTTGATCGACGCGGCGCGGGAAACGCTCGGAATCTCGATCAGCGCGGAGCGGCATTCGGCTCTCTTCTTCCGTCGCGGGGTGAAGGTCAACGGGGTCCTCGAGCATCCGAAGACGCTGAAGCCAGAAACCGCGAAGGAGATGTCTCGCAGCTTCTCGTCGTCCTACGGAGGCGAGTCGGGAGCCGGGAAGACACCGGTTCTGTGGGAGGGAATGACCTTCCGCCCGATCTCGATGAACAACCGAGACGCGCAGTTCCTCGAAACCTACAAAGAGGGCTCAGTCGGGATCGCCACGTTCTGCGGCGTGCCTCCGCATATGGTGGGCCAGACCGAGCGTTCGACCTCATGGGGTACGGGCATCGAGGAACAGAGGTCGGACTTCGTGACCTTCACCGTCCTCCCGGACTGCAAGATGTTCGAGGAGGAGGTGGAGCGGGTGTTCCTCGACGGTCGGGAGGACATCTACCTCCGGTTCAACGTCAACGCCCTGCTCCGCGGGAAGACCCTGGAGCGGTTTCAGGTCTACGAAATCGCGGTTCGGAGTCACATTTTCACGCCGAATATGTGCCTCGCGCTCGAGGACATGGACCCACTGCCCGGTGGTGATGAGTTCCCGGCCGTTCCGGGGGCGCAGGTGGCTACCGAGGCTCAGCCGAAGCAGATGAAGGCCGAAATCCCCGAAGACTTCGCGCGGGCGGGCGTCCTGGCCGGATCTCTGGCCGTCCGTCTGCTCACTCAGGAAGCGGAAGAGTTGGCCGCCCTGGCCGCCAAGCATTCGAAGGACCCGGCGAAGTGGCGGGCGGCGGTCGGATCTTTCTACGGCCGGCACGCGGCCACCGTGGCGTCGGCGATGGACGTTTCCGCGGAGTCTGCCGCTGAGTTCTGCCGGGAACAGGAGCGGCTGGCCGTCGAAGGCGGCGCGGCGGCCCTGGAGACGTGGGCAAAGGATCACAAAGCGCGGCTTGTCGCGCTGGCGCTTGGGCGCTTAAGGGAGGCAGCATGATCGAACGGAAACTGTGGGCGCTGGAGCGCGAGAAGCTGGGCGAGATTCTGTCCGTTCTCGCCGATCCGAAGACTACGCAGGCGGCGGCCGAGGCGGCGAAGAGCTACGCGGCCCGGCCGGCTGCGGCGGTTGCGGCTGAGTCGGGCGGTAGCCTGGCTGTCATCCCGGTCTATGGGCTTATCGAACAGCGGACGTCCATGTGGGGCGCGTTCTTCGGTGGAACCTCGACTATCGGGATTGAGGCGATGGTTCGGCAGGCGGCGGCGGACGCTTCGGTGCGGGCCATTGTGCTCGATGTCTCGTCCGGGGGTGGTTCCATCTTCGGAGTCACGGAGCTCCACGCGGCGATCATGCGAGCGCGTGAGTCCAAGCCCATCGTGGCGGTGGCGAACAGCTCGGCGCTCTCCGCGGCCTACTGGATCGCTTCGGCGGCTCACGAACTCATCGCGACCCCTTCGGCCATGCTCGGCTCGGTCGGGGTCTACGCGGTGCATTACGACATGTCGAAGGCCAACGAGGACGCGGGGATCAAACAGGAGATCATCAGCGCCGGGGACTTCAAGGCCGACGCTGTCGAGGGCGCGCCCCTGTCCGATGAGGGCCGGAAATCGCTTCAGGACATGGTCGATCACGCCTACGGGATGTTCGTCGCGGACATCGCGGCCGGGCGTGGCGTGGACGTTTCCACGGTGAAGGCGGACTTCGGGAAGGGCCTCGTGATGACGGCTCCGGCGGCGAAGGCGGCCGGGATGGTGGACCGGATTGCGACCCTGGACGAGACCCTGAAGCGGCTCTCGACTCCGCAGGGGCGTTCGGCGATCATGCGGGCGGCCGTGGCCGAGCCCGAACCCCCGGCTCCAGCCGATGGCGAGGCGGAGATCCGCCGGCGGCGCATGGCGGTATGACCCAGGCCGAGATCGGGCGCGCGGTTCTGACGTTTCTGGAGGGTGTTCCGCCACGAGTCGGCGGGAAACTCCAGACGTGGGAGGGACACCGCCTGACGCAGAGCCCGGGCGCCCTCCGTGCCCTCGTGAAGGCCGGGAAACTTGTCTTCGTGGACGGAGGATATCGCCTTCCCGACAATCACCCGCACCTCGTGGCGCCCGCGGAGCTTTCGGCGGAGCTGCTGTGATCGGAGCGGAACGGGTCTGCCCCTGCGGGAAGCCGTTTCGAAAGAAGACGGACACGTCCTCGTTCTGTTCGCGGGCCTGCGCCCGGGGGCAATGGCGCCGGATGATGCGCGAATCTGTGCGTTCTTCCGCCGCCTGGAAAATCTTTCAGAAAAAGCTTGACTCTGCTCCCGGTGCGGTAGTAGGGGTCTAAGTGTCGAAGGCCAATCCGGCCTAACCCGCAAGGGTTACTCCGGGTAGGCAGCCTGCAATCTGCGCCAACTGCGCACCTTGTGGAAATCCAAAGTGTTTTTTCCCTTTGGGTGTCCCAGGTGCGCATTTTCATTTGGGTCACCCGCTCACCGGAGTTACCCACATGAAGGCTGCACGAATCCTCGCGCTGCAAAAGCAGGAGAGCGACAAGCTCGCCGAGCACGCTGCGCTCCTGGCGGAGGCCGCGAAGACCTCCCGCCCCCTGACCGCCGAAGAGCGAACCAAGGCCGACGCCATCGAGGCTGAGATCGACGCGATTCGCGCTACCGCGAAGTCCGAGCGCATCCAGGCCGAGGGCGCCAAGGTTTCGGTGACCTTCACCGGCGGCGATCTCGCCGCGAAGGCTGATCCCAAGCGCGGATTCACCTCGCACACCGAGATGCTGCTCGCGGTGGTCGGCAACAGCGACAAGCGGAACGTCGCGGAAGTCACCGACGAGCGCCTGCGGCCCCTGGCGGTGAAGTCCGGCAAGGAAGAGGGGACCGGCGACGGTCTCGCCTTCATGCTCCCCGTGGGCTTCGGAGGCGGGGACATCCGCGCCACCGTGGGCTCCGACGAGCACGGCGAGTACGACAACCGCTACGGCGGGTTCGCTGTCTCCAAGGTGCAGGGCCCGCCCCGCCCCATGATCGGCTTCGACGCTGACCCCACCGAGGGCCGCTGCGAAGTGATCCCGATGGCGGCTCAGACCGTCGAGATGGACGCGGTGGTGGACAAGAGCCACGCGACCAGCGTCGCGGGTGGCCTGACCGTCTCCCGTCGCGCCGAGGCGACTGCGGGCTCGGCGAGCCGTCAGGAAATGGAGAAGGTGACCCTTCGGGCGTCCATGACCTTCGGCCTCGCTTACGCGACCGAGGAACTGCTCGAGGATTCGCCCGTCTCGTTCGTCGCTCGGATCGCCGGGGGCTTCAATCAGGCCTTCGCGGCGTTCAAGTTCAACGAGAAGCTGCGCGGGGGCGGCGGAAACGCCCGCCTCGGTGTTCTGACCGCTCTGGCGTCGTCCAGCCTCGGCCCCACGATCTCCATCGCCAAGGAGACCGGCCAGGCCGCGGACACCCTGCTCTACTCGAACGTGGTCAAGGCCCGCGCTCGGTGCTGGGGTTACTCGAACGCGATCTGGATCGCGAATCCCGACTGCTACCCGCAGCTCGTGGCTCTGCAGATCCCGACCGGCGTCGGCGGGCAGCTGATCTATCAGCAGTCCATCGTCGAAGACCGTCCCGACATGCTCCTCGGCCGGCCGATCTTCTACAACGAGTACGCCGCGACCATCGGCGACCAGGGCGACCTGATCCTCGGCAACTGGTCGCAATACATGGAGGGTGAGTACAAGGCCCTCCAGTCGGCGGAATCCATCCACGTCCGCTTCGTGAACCATGAGCGCACGCTCAAGTTCTTCAAGCGCGACACCGGAGCGCCCTCGTGGAAGTCGGCTCTGACCCCCGCGAAGGGCTCCAACACCCTCTCGCCCTTCGTCGTTCTCGACGCTCGCTAACGGAGGCCCTGAAAGATCATGGCTGCTACCACCACCGCAAACGACCTCAACACCCGCTCGAACGTCCGACTCGTGGACTTCGATCCCGACACCGGCTCCGACGCCTATGTGCTGCTCAACAGCGCCGGTTCGGAGTCGGGTCTGCCCATCGCCGGTTTCCGCAAGTTCCGGGCCATCTTCAGCCCGACTGTCGGCACCGGTGGGATCACCGCGTTCCAGATCGGCGGCGCCACCGCAGCGGATGGGACCGGTTTCGTGGCCGCTGTCTCGCATGCCCTCGGGTCCAACCCTGACGCCGTCACCGATCAGGTGGTCCTCGAGTGCAACGCCGAGCAGATCCGCGAAGTCCTCTCGACCGCGACCCACGTTCTCGTCCTCATCAACCTCGTCACGTCCACCGACGAGGGCAAGGTGATGTTCGAACGCGCCGATCCGATCTATGGCCCGACGCACGGGCTGACCGCCGACTACATCAGCTAAGGGGGGAACTGACACATGCCCTACGTTCAAGCAGCTGCGGTCGATCCGCAGTCGTTCGCCTCCGTCCAGCTCGGTTTCCGGGTCGATAAGACTTCGGCGACCCTTCCCGCGTCGGGAAACCAGACCATCTTCACCGTTTCCGGTGGGCGTGTTCTGATGAACCTTCTCTTCGGAGAAGTCACCACCATCATCCAGGCCCAGGCGAACAACCTCAAGGTCACTTCGGTCCCCACCACGGGGACCGCCGTAGACCTCGCGGCAAACCTGGACGTGAACGCCAAGGAAGCGGGCTGTCTTCTCCTTGTCGAGGGTGATGGCACCGCGCTCGTCGGCGCAAACGCTGGCGCCGCGCTGAATGCCATCGGGGCCGGTCAGATGATCATCCCGGCCGGCATCATCCGCATCACCACTTCCGCGACCAACACCGGCGCGACCAAGTGGACCTGCTACTACGTGCCGCTCGACGAAGGCGCGTCTGTCGCCTAAGGGTGGGGCTGCGGGGGCGGTTCGTTAATCGCCCCCGCAACTGATCCATGCTCCGACCCTACGCCCTCGTTTCGCTTTCGGAGTTCAAGGACACCCTCGTCAAGAACGGGACCGGCCGCGATGACGTGGCCGAGCGGGCGATCAACACGGCTTCTGCCCTGATCGAGACGGAGACCGGTTACCGGCTCCGCTACCGCGCGCCCGAAGAGGTTTCCGGGGCTGCGAACGTTGTCGCGGCCGTCACCCTGGACAACGGGACTCTGACCATCGCCGCGCAGCCGGACTCGGCCGGCCGAACGCTCATCGTGACTCTGGTAGACACCGAGCGGAAGGTTGACAGCGGCACGCTCACGGTCACCGGGACGGTGGGCGGGACCGCGGGGCAAACCGAGGCGTTCAACCTCGCGGACGGTCCGCGGCTGCATGGGCGGAAGTTCTTCACCGCGATCTCGTCTGTTGTGGTGGCCGACTACGCGAAGGCGTCGTCATCGGCCCGGACGGTTGCGGTCGGAACTTCGGAGGGGATGGTGGAGTATCACACCGTCTGCTCCGGGGCGTCGCGGATTCGGCTCATGGAGCGGGTCTACGCGGTGGGCGAGGTCAACGAGGATCAGGGTCGCGACTACGACACCACGACTGCCCTCGTCGAGGACACCGACTACGAGGTGGCCCAGGGCTCCACGCTGGTCCGTGTAACGACGCGCTCTCCCTGGTCGTGGGTCACGGGCTACCGGGCGATCAAGGTGCGCTATTCGGGCGGATTCGGGGCCCTTTCGACCGTTCCTGACGATCTCCGGGACATCTGCATTCGCGTCGCAGGCGGGATCTATCAGGAGTGGACGCGGGGGATGCTCGGCATTCAGTCGCAGTCCGACCAGCTCGGGAACTTCACCCGGTTCACCGCGGCCCGGCTGTCAGACGACGCCAAGGACGATCTAGCGCCCTACCGCCGCGGGGACATCTTCTCCGGCACGGGCGAGCGGGACTTCGACGAGGCGGCCGTATGACCGGCGTGACGCTCTACATGTCGGGCCGGGCGAAGAAGCTCAAGACGCTGCCCGAGATCATCGAGGCGGAGACGAAGAACGCCATTCGGCGCGGCCAGAACGCGGTTCGCAAGGCCATTGGGGAAGAGTTCCGAAAGCGCGGCATCGGTCGGGCGATCTTCGAGAAGAAGCTCAACGAGAAGAGCCTCAAGACCATCATCCGCCGGGACCGGGTCAAGAAGACGGGCGGACTCTACTCCGCGGATGTCGTGGTGAAGGGCGTCGCCGCTCTGGTGGCGCGAGGCGAACGCAGCCGGCCGCATCGGATCGGCCGACCCGGGAAAGTTCTGTTCAACCCCGGGACCGGGTTCGCGGCGACCGGGATCGTCCAGCACCTCGGATCGCAGTTCAAGCGGGACGACTTCCCGGGCCGGGCGATTGCCTCGAGCGGCGCCGCGTTCCGGCGCGAAGTGGACAAGGGCATGGCGAAGGTTGCGGAGATGGTGAATCGTGCCTGAGCCCCTTCACGAACAGATCAGCCAAGCGCTCGTCGCGCGTCTCGGGGAAATCTCCGAGGACGGTGGGTACTCGTTCTGGTACACGCCGGACCGCGTGGACCGGGTTCTCGATTGGGAGAACGCCAACATCGACGACTCCCTCACGCACACGCTGTTCCTGAAGCCCCTGAACGACACCGTGACCGAGGGGACTACCGGGGATGCGACGTGGGCTAACGTCAAGGGCGAGGCGTCTTTCGAAGTCCTGATCGTGAAGAAGGACGACCGGGCGGACCGGAACCCTCAGACCGAGGACGCGGACATGGCGGCCATCGGCCCGACTGTCATTTCTCGGTGCGTCGCCGATGTTCGGACGGTTCTCCTGCGAGAGCCGACGCTCGACGGGCTCGTCTGGAATGTGGCGAACGGGGACACCACCGCGGATTACTCGTTCAATCTCGGCGGCCCCTGGCTGGCGGCCGTCGTCGGTTTCACCGTCGTCTATGACGGACTCATTCGAAAGGCGTAGCGCATGAAGCTGGTTTCCAAGGTTGAAGGCGGGGGCTACTCCGCCGCTGTCCAGATCGACATTCCACGCGCGGGCGTGGAGTTTGAAGTGGACGAAGTGAAGGGTGCGGAATTGCTCGCCATCGGCCTGGCCGAGCCCGCGAAGAAGAAGGCGGCGACGTCCGCGAAGAAGGAGGAGTAAGCGATGGCTCGTTCAAAGGGTTTCCAGGGAATCATCGGTCTGAAGAAGGCCGCCACGTGGGGGACTGAAGTCGTTCCCGCCGCGGGTGATGGGATCGAAGTCGAGTCCCTTCAGCCGAACGGTGGGATGGATCTCATTCCCGACAACCAGATCACCGGCTCGGTGACTGCCAAGCCGTCGAGCAACGGGAACCACAAGGTGGACGTCACGCTGACCACCGCCCTTCGCTACGAGGGCCTCGAAACGCTGATGGCCCTCTTCATGGGGACCGCGGGCGCCCCTTCGACCGTGGACACCACGGCGAAGCAGCACGTTCTCAAGGTCAAGAGCGACGTTGACGGGATCTTCAGCACCCTCGCCTACGAGTACGCGAAGGACACCAAGGTCGGCGTCATCCCCGCCCTGAAGTGGAACAAGATGAAGGTGTCCGGCAAGCAGGGCGAGCGGATCATGCTCGAGATGTCGGGTATCGGTGACACGTGGTCCGACGCTTCGGCGTCGAACACCACGACCACCATCGACTCGATCACCCTTCCCTCCAACCGGGAATATGCGACCTTCTCTCAGGTCACGTTCAAGCTGAACGACCAGACCGCGGGCTCCCTCGCGGCCACGCCCATCTACATCCAGGGCTTTTCGCTCGAACTTGAGCGGCCCATGAACGACAACGTGACCACGGAGCGGGGGAACAAGACTTCCGAGCCCCTGCCTTCCGGCTTCGCCACCGGAAAGCTCACGATGGACTTCTCCGTGGCGCAGGACGGCACCGGCGGGAACATCCTGTTCCTGGCCGATCAGATGGCCGGAACCGCGAAGAAGGCCAAGATCGAGATCACCTCGACCACGCTGGCGGGTTCGACCACGCAGTATTTCCAGATGTTTTTCTGGATGCCCTACGTTCAGTTCTTGCCCGGCGCGAAGCCGGCGCCGTCGCAGCCGGGTTCGATTGCCTGGTCTCAGGAAGCCGAACTCCATCACGTGGGGACCATCCCCACGGGCTTCACCTCTGGGTACACCGACATGGTGACCATTGACATCTTCTCGGCCCGTTCGACCGACGCTCTCGCCTAAAGGAGGCCGCCGTGGCTCTTCGTCTTCGTGTCGTTCATTCCGTCGAGGAGTCCAAACCTCAGCGGGTTCCCCTGCTCGACCACGCGGGGGAACCCCTGGGGGCCGACGTCTTCCTGCGGGTTCTTCCCAAGGACGTGAAGTCCAAGCTGGCCGGGCCTGTTCAGGACCGGAAGACGCTGCTGGAGAAGAACGACACCGCGGAGAACCGGAAGCGGCTCGAGGCGGCTCTGGAGAAGTGGCAGACCGATCTGCTGCTCGCGGCCTTCGTGGACTCTGAGGGAGTCGGAGTGGACATCCTCGGCGAGGCGTCGGCTTCGGCCTACGCCCCGTTCTTCCCGGGCGTGAAGGACGGGGACTACGTGGTCTGCGACGGGAAGTGGACGGAAGACCTCAAGCGGAGGGTGTTCGGGGACCGTCCCGACTTCGCTGCGCTGGTCCTCGCCGCTCACCTCCGGTTGGAGGCGATTGACGCGGGCGAGCAGAAGGAGATCGAGGCGGGAAAAGAGCCTGCTTAGCCGGTTGGCTGGCGTTCCGTCTGACCGTGACGGAACCGCCCGCGGCTGAGTCAGGAGTCGTGTACGAGACGGTCGATGAGAGGTGTTCCGCGTGCGTGGTCAAGGGAGGAAAGGAAGCGAAATGCGTCGGCCCGCAATGGGAGCAATTCATCGGCTCGAAGATCGGTCGGGAGTGTCCTCGCGTGGACCTGTGGCCCACGTTGACGCCCGACGCGGAAGTGCTGGAGTTCGCCTTGTCTGAGCGGCTGCGGCCGGCGCTTGGCCTTCGCGCTGAACTCGTGGGGATCGAGTACGGGCTCGGCCTCGAGGAAACGAACGCGATGCTGACGCGGGTCGCGGCAACGCTCTCCGATCCCGACGTCTCCCGGATTCTGAATCCGAAGATCGAGGAGAAGTAAATGGCCGAGATAAGACTCGGAATTGCTGTCGATGCCTCCGGCGCGATTAAGAGCGTCCAGACGTTCACCGGAACCCTCGACAAGGTTCCCGACTCGGCGAACCGCGCCTCCGGCGGCCTGGGCTTCCTGAAAAAGCAGTTCGACTCCTTCGTCTCTGGACTTTCCGTCGGGGCGGGGATCGCGGTTGCCACGAAGGCGATCGACACCTTTACCTCCGTGGCGAAGTCCGCGACGACGGCGCTTCTTGCGTACTCGGACCGGATCGTGACCCTTTCGCAGCGCACGGGGCAAAGCCTCGCGTCCCTGCAGGCGTTCAATGCCGTAGCGAAGACGTCAGGGACCGATCTCGAGACGGTCGCCAAAGCGGCAACGCTCGTCGAGGCGGCCATCGGGAAGGGAGATACATCCTTCAAGAAACTCGGCCTCTCGGTCCAGCAACTGAAGGGAATGTCTCCCGACGAAGCTTTCGCGAAGGTCGCGACCGCAGTCGGCTCAATCGAAGATCCGATGCAGCGGGCGGCGGCGGGCGTGGAAATCTTCGGGAAACGGGCCGCGGAAATGATGCCCATCTTCACCTCGAACATCGGGGAAGCGATGGAGCAGGCGAAGGCCCTTGGCCTGGTCCTTTCCGACGACACGCTGCAGGCAGCGGAAGCCCTCGGAGACGCCATCGACACGGCGGGGATGGCGTTCGATGCCTTCACCATGCGCATGGTCGGCGCGATTGCGGAGAGCCCGGCCGTAATGCGAGCCGTGACCGAGATCGGGCGTCTCTTCGGAGAGATGTCCAAGTGGCTGGACGACAACAAGGCGGACCTGATCTCGTGGGTGAACGAAGGCGTCGAAGTCGCCGCGGACGCGATTGTGTTCCTCACCGGAAGCCTGCGGGCCTTTCTCCTGATGGCTCAAGCCGGGTCTGGCCCGGCTGGTTGGCTGGACATCGGCGGGACATTCAAGCGGGCCGACGACATCATGGCGTCGATATCGAGTCACGCGAAGAACTTCAGGGCTTCGATCAAGCAGGCCACGATGGACATGGGCGGGCTCGGGGTTCTCCTGCCAGGCGGGAAGATGCTTCCGCAGGGTGGAAGCAAAGGCGGAGGCTCCTTCGACGCCACGGCCGGAACGGTCAAGGAGATCAAGGTTGCGGAGCTCAAGGTTCCGAATCTCCCGGGACTATGGATGGATCTTTTCGGCTCTGGCGCCCAGGGGAAGTTCGGGACGCTTCAGGGCGGGTCGAAGAATTACGACATTTGGGGTGATCGCTCGAAGTTCCTCCCGCCGGAACTGGCCGGGAACGTCCACGTTGGCGGCGCCGATCCGATGAAGCAGGCAACGTTCAATCTCTCTCAGTCGCTCCAGAACCTCGCGAACGTGGCGGCGCTGTCGTCTTCGAAGCTCGGAAAGTTCGTGGCGTCCATCGCCGGATCAGGCTCAGGGCTGGCGAGCGCGCTGCAGTCGCTGAAAACCAGCACCTTCGGCGGTGGCATCACCGGCATCCTCGGCAAGGCCGGGGTGCTCGGGCAGGTTGCGGCCTCTGGCATCGGGATCATCTCCGGCATCTTCGGCCTGTTCAAGAAGAAGCCCAGGGAGGCCGCGCCGGCCCCGGAGCCTGCGAAGGCAGCGACCGCGGCGGCGTGGTCCTCCTTCGTCGGGGATCAGCTCGGTAAGGGCGCCTCGGGCGTCATGGCTGGCGTCTCCGGGATCGGCGTGACCGGACCAGAGGGTATGGCTGCTCAGGCTTCCATCGCCTCCCAGGTGTTCTGGACCACGTTCAAGGAGAAGGGCATCGTGGCTGCGGCGGAAGCGTTCCGGCCGGTCCGGGACAAGATGCTCGAGACGTTCAAGGCCGCGGGGGCGAGCGACGACACGATCAACGCCCTCCTCGGGCCGATGTCCACGCAGATCGACCTCGCGGGAAACCAGATGTTCAAGGGTGCCGCGGAGGGTTCCAAGGGCTTCGCGGACGCTCTGGCGAGCATGGCGAACTCACAGATTCCGATGACCATCGACCAGTTCCGAGCCTTCGAAAATCAGGCTTTGAGCGGATACGAGCAGATGAAGCAGGCCGCGGTCGATCAGGGCCTGTCGATGGATGACGCGATCAAGACGGCGCTCCAGTCGAGCGGGACCTACCTGACCACGCTGAAAGATGCCGCGTCGAAGTACGGTTTCAGCCTGGGCGGGTCTCAGGCCCTTTTCGACCAGGCGCAGGCGTCCGGGGTGGGCTTCGCTACGTCTTCCGAGGATCGGCTGATCATGTCCCTGGACAAGCTCACCGAGACCCTGGGCGGGACGCCTCCGAAGTTCGAGCAGGCCATCGCAGGGGCTGGCGCGCGGATCGGTGCCGGGATGGAGTCGGGCGGATTCACGGGTGGCGGAAAGTGGGATGTTTCCTCGATGGCGGACGCGGTCCAGTCTGGTCTCGCCCCGCTTGCGGACGCGATGAAGATGGCCTTCGCCGCTCCAATCACCGTGGACTTCCCGCCGATCATGATGGACGGCAACGCAATCGCCTCCGGTGTGGCGGCCACGATTGAACGGGGCGGTTCAGGTGGAAATCGCATCCTGACCGCTCTGGATGGTCGATGAGCGCAGTCCTCGACGCGGTCGCCGGGGGTAGGGGTCAGGTAGTTCCGGCCCTTTCCGTGACGTTCCCGGGGCTGAGCCTGCTGGCGTCCACGATGCCGTTCACTTCGGCGGCTGGCGGGCACTTCGTCGGGAAGGTCATTTCCTGGGGATCTCTCGACTACGCGATCAGCGACCGATCAGGGCGACTTTCCACCGTGGAAACGCGGATTCAGGTCTCCGACACGGATCGTTCCATTGCCCGGGTGGTAGCTGGCTCCTCTGCGGATTCCGTCAGGGGCAGCGCGGCGGTGATCTACCTTGGGGAGCCTTCGGTCGCGTTCGCGTCCTGGCTCACCGTGTTTTCGGGCGTGGTGGCGCGGGTTTCGTTCCCGTCTCCGTTCGTGGCCGAGATCACGCTTCGGGTGAACGACGACCAGCTGCAGCGGCTTTCTCCTCGAGGGGGGTGGGCCTTGACGCGTCAGGCGTGGCCGAACGCGAAGGCCGAAATCTTCGACCACAAGTTCGCCCCGGTCCTCTACGGGACGCATGACGCCTCCTACACGCAGACCGGCCCCGGGCTTGTCCCTGCCCTGTACGTGGACACGATCAATCATCGGTATCTGGTCTGCGCGGGAAAGGCCAAGTCTCTGACGCGGGTCTATGTGGACGGGGTCCAGGTCTCCGCGTCTTCCTACGGGAACGCGACGGGCGGCACGCCGACCGACGGGGCCTTCGACTACGTCACCCGGGACGGCCGGCTCTACTCCTGCATCACCTTTACGGCCGACCAGGGCGATGCGGCCGTGGTGACGTGCGACGCACAGGGCTACGCGACCACCTACGGCGGCGGGACGCTGATGACGAACCCGGCGACGCAATGGGCTCATCGGCTGTCGAACTTCGTTCTTGACGACTGGTTTGGAAACGCGGCGTACAAGTCCACCCACGCGCTCATCGACTCGACTTCCCTCTCTGCAGCCGAGACCTACTTCACGAGCTTGGGCGCCCTCGGTTCGGACTATGACGACGAGCGAAGAACCGGGCTCGACATCATCGCGCGGTTCTGTGACTCGTGGCGGATGCGGGCCTATTGGACCCTCGCCGGAAAGGTCGGGATCGGGTACGAGAATCCATTCGCTCAGCCGTACACGGGCACGCGCTGGCGGTGGGGCCGGGATGAAACCGGGCCGCTCACCCTGTCCGAGGATGACTTCAGGGTTACGTCCCGGATTCTGGTGAGCCAGGCCCGCTCGGCCTCGCAGGGCTCCTATCTGACCAACTTCGAGGTGATGGACGCCTCGGTGTCTTCGGACAATCAGGGCACGCTCGATCTCGAATTGAGTGAGGCGAAGTAGGCGATGGCTGTCACCGCGACTCTCACATCCACCGCAGACGATACGGTTTCGGGCGCGTCGGTCTCCATTTCTGGTGCGGCTACGAAGTGGCAGGCCCTATCGAGCAACGACGGCGGGGGCAGCTACGTCCAGTTCGGCGCCCTCGGTTCGGTCTCCTGCGTCATGGCCGACATGCCCAACGCTTCCGGGATCGACTCCGTCCTGTTGGGGGTGTCCTACAGTTTCGTCGGCGCCCCGAGCGACCAGCAGACGCGGCTCTGGCTGGACATCGGCGGGACTCCGTACTACTCGGCGTACTCGAACTCTCAGACCCTGGCCTACAGCCTGATCACGAACACATGGACCACAAACCCGGCGACGGGCGGGGCGTGGACGCAGGCGGCGGTGAACGCGCTGAAGGCGGGAGTGGAGTACAGCACGGCGACGGGAGAGAGCATCCGATACAGCTATCTCTATATCGTCGTCACGTACACACCCGCTCCCGCGACGATTGCGGTTTCCCGGCATCTGGCGTCTGTGGACCTGATGTTGCAGCGTCGGCCGGAACTCTTCGCGGACTGGCAGCACAACCTCGACGCCCTAAACGTTTCCCTGCTCGGGCTGGTGGACGCGGAGCACACGGCGGGCCCGCACGCGACGGGGGTCGGATGGGAGTCTCAGCCGTGGCAGCGCAGGACGTTCGTGGCGTTCGGGCTCTCTTTGGACCTGAACGCGATGACGGTCAAGGCCAGGCTGAAGGATCAGCGGCCGATCCAGTTCCTCGTCCGGGATCTCGCGTGGTCGGACAAGGCGTCCGGGGTGCTGATGGACGGCATCGCCCGGTTTGCTACTCCCGGGGCCACGTTCACCTTCACCCGTGCGTCGGAGCACACGTTCACGAACCCTGTCGGGGAGTCGGAAGTCGCCACGACCGATATCCCGGCCTATGGGGACGGCGGGCTCTACATGCTCTCGTCCTCCGGGGGCAGGGCGGCTTCGCGATACTACGTCACGAACAACTCCGGTTCCCGTACCCTGAACGCGGCCCAGGGCTCATTCCAATGCGAGGTGAATCTCGCGGCGGTTTCGGGCGCCGCGAACCAGACCGTGGCCTATGCCTACCATGACGCTTCGAACTGGTGGTGGGTCTACTGGGACGGGGCGAACGCTCGGTGGGTGTTCGAGGTCCGTCAGGCTGGCTCGACCTACCGCGCGATCAAGAGCACGACTCCCTCGACTTCGACCTGGTATCAGATCGGGGCGAGGTGGACCGGATCGAACGCTGAAAACGGGGACGCGGCTTACACGCTCTCGATCTTCTTCGACCGCGTCAAGGGCACGGACGCGACGGCAGGCGGGGTGATGTCCGAGGCGGCGTCCTCGAACTTCGACTTCGGATCGAAGGCGGCGGCGGGGACGGACCAGCTGAACGGGCAGATCCGAAAAATCCACTCCTACGCCTACGTGCTGACAGACACGGAAATGCAAAGGACGATATGAGCCTTCTCTACCTCACCGGCCGTTACTTCAACGTCTTCGGGCGCGGCGGGACCGTGTCCGTGAGTCCTGCCGCATCTTCGGTCGCCGCGGCTTCGGGGCTATACGACTCCGACCCGTCCCTCCCGCACATCGCCGGGAGCGTGGCCGCGGACTCCTACATGCGCGTGCAATACAACGCGCTCACGAATCCGGGCTTTGAGACTTCGACCCTTTCCGGCTGGACCGCGGGCTCGGCCGGCACGGGGACGAGCGCCGAGACCACGACCGCGGGCGAGTTCCGCTCGGGCGCGAAGGCGTGCAAGCTGGCCGGGACCGACTCATCTAATTACGGCAGCCGCTACCAGTCGATCACGGTCAATGCCGGGGAATACCGGAAGGCCACGGTCTATATCAAGTACACCTCCGCTGGCTCCGGGAAAATCTTCCTGAAGAACCTGAAAACCGGGAACTACTACAACGGGTCGGCGTGGGCTTCGACGCGCGCCGCTGCGGTGACCCAGGCGGCCACAACGTCCTTCGTGGTGATGACGGTCACGTATCAGGTCGAGGACTTCGACACCTGCCGGGCCGATTACGTTTCTCTCCGATGGGAGATTGCGGCCGAAAGCGGAACGATCTGCTTTGACGATGCTCTCGACGTTCCGGGGGTGACGTGGGCCTCGATCCACGGGCACAACTACGGGCCGGTGTCTCCCCTGGTTCAGTCGTCGGATGACGGGTCCGCGTGGACGACTCGGGCCACGATGACGATCAAGCGGCCCGCGTTTTTCTCCACCTTCTCGATCATCTACGCCGAATACTGGCAGTTCAAGCTGTCCGGAACGAACCATGAAGCCCCCTACACCGGGGAGGCAGTTCTAGGGCAGTACCAGACGAGCGCCACCTCGCCGCAATGGGACGTGCGCGACAAGCGGGAGTTCCCGGGCGTTCGGAACAAGGGCCCCGCTGGCAGGCCGTCCGTCTACATCTACGCGACCGATCCGCCGCGGGACGTCACGCTCGCGTATTCGGCCCGGACTTCGGCCGCGGCGAAGGAGTTGGGGGAGTCGCTTTGGCTGCGTTCCGGCCAGGGGCTCTATCCGGTGATTCTGGCGCCCATCGACACGGAGTCTGACGTGTACTTCGGCCGGTTCATGGCTCCGGTGGAGCAGGCCCGACCGTTCCAAGGGGTCTATGAGTACTCGCTCGAGATGAGCGGAGATCCCTTCCCGACGGTTGGCCTGTGAGCCCAAGGAGAACCCATGAAGAAACTGACGGCGTCGGAGGAAGCTGCGGCTGCGATCCAGCAGTTCGGGACCAGGGGTGGGCCGAAGTGCATCACTTGCACCGCGATGAAAGACCCGCGAATCCGTGAGGTTGCAGATCAGATCCTCGAACAGGCTGGATCCTTCGCCGTAATCGCCAGGTATCTGGAATCGAAGGGGCAGAAGGTATCTCCGAACGCATTGGCGAGACACTACCGTGAACATTCCAGCAAGCGCTGAGGCGGCGGCGGCCATCGCCCGGTTCGGGGATCGAAGCCGGGGGTTCCGTAGAGAGATCAGATCGGCCGTCGCGGTTTCCATCCCGAAGCGCGACTTCGTCTTGATGCCTGCCGCTTGCATCCATTGGCCCCTGACAGACAAGGCCCAGTTCAAGGAATGGATCGAGCGCGTTCAGGAGCGGAATGCCTACGTGTTCCTCGTCGGCGACTCGTTCGACTTCGCCCGCACCCACTACCGGAAGCACCAGAGAAGCTACACGGAGGATGAGTCTTCCCCCGAGGCCATCGACACCTGGCACGAGTCGGACATTGCGGACCTTGCCAAGCTGCTGGAGCCGATCAAGAAGCGGATCCTTGGGATCGTGCGCGGGAATCACTATCACCAGTTTCTCGACGGATCGGACTCTGAGCATCACCTTTCCAAGAGGCTGGGGGTTCGGTATCTCGGGGTCGAGGGGTGCGTGCGTCTCGACTGCGGGGATGAGTCCCTGGTGGTGTACCTACACCATGACGGCGGCGGCGGGGGTACAACCTTCGGCGGCGACATCAACGCCCTTGTCAAGGCGGCGGGAGTCGTCAACCCGGACGTGATCGTATGCGCACACACTCATCGAGCCTATGCCGTGAAGGAACCGCAGCACGAGGTTTCAAGGACCGGAGATCCGCGAGTGATCGAACGTGACCGGGCCTTCCTTCGCGCCGGATGCTTCAAGAGCCAGGCTGAACACCTACCGGGCGAGAGCGCCTACGTCCCGAACTACCGCGGCCACAAGGCGTACCGGCCAATCAACACGGGATGGACAGAGCTCGAGGTCGAGTTCCGCAAGGGCGGCCGGCGATTGTGGGTGCGGTCCTGAGACGATGCGAACCACGGTCCCGATTCATCCGTGCGCGGGATCGAGGCGGCGGAATGGTGGGCGACGGAATGGACGCGGTTGTGGCTGGCGGGCCTGCTGCAGAAGATTGATTCGAGGGAGAACGGTGCCGAGCTTCTGGTTGGTGGGCCGTGTCGATGTTCGGGGGCGATGGGAACCGCGAGAGGACATGGGTCCATGCTTCGCGGAAGGCGATTCCGTGCTGGCCGGGCTGATTGCGCGGCGGGTGGCGGCAGACCTGACGACCCTCACGGAGCAAGTCCACGAGGCGCGGGAGTTCGATGTTGAACTCTAGGCGTCTTCCTTCAACTTGTAGTCCGTCACAATCGAAGCCGCGTCTTGCAAATACCCCTCGGCCACGAAGAGCCCGGCAATCGTGTCGTGAAATGGAACTGACATCACTCCGCCATACGAGCTTCGAACCCATACGTGCTCGATCTTGGTGTTTCGAAACGTCCCAAGGTTCACGAATCCGTCCGACTCAAAGCGCCGAAGGATGGCCTCGTGTTCATCCGACCACCATGTCGGAGGGATCGTCAGAGATGGGACCGACTCCTTGGGCACCGGCGCGGCTTTCGCGGCACCTACGACGATGGTCACGGTTGCAAGGAACGCTCTACGGTCCATCTGTTTCTCCTCATGCGGATCATACGCCTGAGGCCCGGCCCTAGAGCATGGCTCGCGTTCGGTCTAGGAGTCGCCATCTGGATTCCAGCCGTCTTGCTCTGGGCCTTCGTCAAGCTGATGGATCGGGACGATGACCCTAGAGTTTGAAGCCCTCCGCTCTTCCGCCTACCGTGGGGAGCGGGTGGACTCCGCTGCCCGCAAGCTCCTCGATGTGATATCGGCCATGAGGAAGGGAGTGAACAGGGAGATACTCATCGAAGTCTGGTGTGAGCTTCGGGCCTCGACCCGCCACCGGTCGGCTGAGGTGGACGCTCAGCTTCTGCGGATGGCGGACAAGGCGGAGGCCCGGTTCATGGCATCCCTGAAGAGGCATCGTCATGGTCGGTGAGAAGTATGTGGCCAGAGCCTACGGGAAATTTCGGACTCTCTATTGGGCCGATGTCGGCCTCCCTGATTGGGATGAGTTCGACTTCGAGTTCTCGGAGGGTAACGACCAATGGGAAGAGTGGGGATCCTTCGACATCATCGGGGGCGTTCCGATCCTGCGCATCCATCCCGACTTGAGGAAGTACTCGGACCTGCTTAAGGCAACCTTGCTTCATGAGATGACGCACATGGTCATTGCCTATCGAGACACGGGCGGATTATCGAAGCTGGGCCACGGGCCGGCATTCCGGCGCGAGGCTCAGAGGATCCATGAGGCGGGGTGCTGGCGGTGGTATTTCTGACCGCCCCGATTTGGGCAGGAGCATGCCCGCTTTGGGCCACCTTTGGGCCACGCTGCAGCGTTTCGGCACTTTCCGGCAACCCTCGCCCCGGCATCGACTTCTCCTGTGCGACGCGGTTTCGCCCGCAACTGGAGAGGCTGGAATCGCTCCATGTCGCGCCGTGCTGCGCCCTGCCGGTTTCATCTGCTGGAGTCCCGCGCTGGTTCGAGCCCAGTCGGGCGCACTTTCGGCGATCCCCTAGAGCCTGTAGGGCGTCAAGCTGTTTTCGATGCTTCGGCGGCGGGGCTCTTGGGCCACGGCTGGGCCACTGGGTCGACCCAATCGGCCCATTTTTGGAGCAGTTCCCGCTTTTCCTCGA